TGTAGAAATCAATGGTGACCTCAGCGAAGAAGATTCATTCTTTGTTCCTAATATTACCAGAGAACAAGCAGTAAGATTGGGTAAATTATTTAATCAAGATTCTGTTATGTTTAAAGAAAAAGATAGCAGAGAGATTAAAGAAATAAGAACCAATAAAATTGCTGGTGATGAAGGTATTGGAAATGAAACTGGCTTAGTTTTTATAACATGCCAAGGTAAGCATAATATTGGTCACGACAAAACTTATTATACACGCCCAAAAACTTCGCCAGTTAAGTTTGCATTTAATCCTGATGATGAAACAAAACCAAAAGAAAACAAAGAAGAATTAAAGTAATTCTTTATACTCATCATAAGAAATACTACTAAGAATATTAATTAAATCCATTCTTAAAGAATTTCCTAATGTATCCATATATTCTGTCTTATCTTTACAGTATTTGATTTCTGTATTTCCTGTTTTCTTATTATACCATACTATTTTATAACATCTACTGAAAAATGATGGTGGATAAAATAATACTGGTATTTCATCACTATCTTTATACTTTTCAATTAATTCTAATATATCTTTAATTTGTATTAGTTTATAGTCACATCTTAAATATAAATTTGGATATTTCTTATATTTGTCAATATTTTCCAAAAATGTACTATAATTATATTCTGGTAAATCATAAACAATATCAAATATCAATTCAGAGAAATCCTTCCCCTTTTTATTTGATTTACTTTCAACGCCAAAATATTCAGATAATATTTTACCATTATAAATGGTATTTTGATAGATAGAATTAAGAATCTTATTCTTATTCTTTTCTAATAGATATTCTAATAAAGTCATTTATTTCTCCTTTAGTTAATTGTTTCTCGTGGCTAACAAGTAGAGTGTAAATCACCACATTATTATAATAATATAATAATGATTATTTTGTCAAATATTTTTTATACTATTTGAATTCTTAATAAGTAGTCAATAATCAAACTAGAATTTTCAGTTTTTTGAATTGGGAAGAAGCAGATGTGGGTAATCAAGTCACCACCAGCTGTAATCAGACCAATTTCACTGAATGTTGCATCTGTAACAATAGAACCATTTTCACCAACACTTCCCAAAGAGTTCATCAGTTCATTCTTTTCAAGGGTCGTATGAACAATAATATCTGTATAATCGTTACCAGTAGCATGTGATACTTGCATGTAGTTATCTTCTGTAGCTGCTTCTGTCATATCTTTTTTGAATGTTTCATTATACAATGAAGCGGCTCTACCAACTGTTTGAGGAACAGAATAAATGTATTTGTTTGAAGATGTTGCTCTAGCACCACCATTGCCAAATGCCATATATTTAATATTACCTTCTTTAAATCCACACAATGATTGTGCAATAGCATAAGAAAAGTTTTCTGCATTAATATCATTATGTTGGTCTAAGAGAATTTTACCTGTTTCTTTTTCCCAAATTCTTAAATGACCTTGTGGTTTAGTTTTAACTGCTTCATTATAATTTGTCATAATTATTCCTTAAATCCTTATATAGAATTATTTATTACTTACCCAACTCATTTTCTATATCAGTTGCCTTTAAGAACTTTCTTCTTGGAAAATCTTCTTTACGTCTAGTTGGATTCCACCCTTCTACGTGAGAAAAATAACCGATAACACGAGTATAATGGTCCAAATCTTCACAGCCACATTCTGGACATTTATCAAGATTTCCTTTAACAACTGTATGACATTTCTTACATTCTACATAAACAGCGTTCAAAGCAAAGTGAGCCATACCATATTTGATAGCATCGTTAATCAAGTTCTTTGCTTGTGTCTTTGTTACTTTTGAATCAACGTTAATATGAACAATACTACCACCTGTCATCAAAGAGTTGATTTCACCATCTCTATGCATTTTTTCATGAATAGTATAATCTTCCCATAATGAGCACCATTGGTTTGCTAAAATATCTGGTAATTTATAACTTCCGTGCAATGTTAATGTTTCTTCCATTTAATAATCTCCTTTCTAATTAAAAATTGTAGTTTCCTTCTTCATCACCAAAAATGATTTTATCGGCTTTAGCCAATTTTGGTGCCATACCTTCTGCTGGAATTGCTTCAATATTCCAAATCATTTTCATTTCTCCAGCAATTCTCTTACATTCATTGTTGAAATAAACTAAGAAGTCCTTCATATAATCAAAATCTGTATGATTAAACTTTGTTTTCAAATACTTATCTGCTTCAACATATCCACAGCAACCAAATGTTGAGAACATATGGCTCATGTTAATCCAACCATTTGTAATCCAAGGTTGGCAACCCAACTTTTCTAATTTATGAATAAGAACACGATGTGCTTTCAAAATCTTTGCCATTTCTTCAATACGTTCTGTAATGATTTTCTTAAAGTCATCATATGATTGTGCTTCTAATGCACAACGAGCAAAGTTGATTGTAACAACACGATGAGAACCTAAAGAGATTTGAGAACCACCGAATGAGTTAACGCCTTCACCCAAAGACATCATTTCAGCATCGTTGATTAAACGACAGCAAGAAGCAACTTTTGTTCCTTCTGAACAATAAATGTTGTATTTAGAAATATCTTTACTTGTAATGTAATCCAATAATCTATTTTCTTTATCTTCCAATTCTCTTTCACCATTTTCGTTAATTTTAATACCCAAGTTGATTGTTGTAACAGGGAATGGGAATTGTAATCCATTTCTCAATGGGTCACCTTCATCAAAAATGTCAATAAAGATTTCTTGTAATTCTTCAATATAATCTAATACAAAATCTTTGTATGCTTCTTTTGTATCTTTTAATTCATTATCTTCAACAATGGATGCTTTCTTTGGGAAATACCAACCATAGTTGTCATCACCGATAAGAGCAGATAATTTAACTCTATCAAAACAAGAAACATTGGTGAATGGGCTTTCAACAGCATTTCTACTATAATGGTTTACAGAGTGAATGAATTGTTGCAAGCAGTTTGTAATATACTTTCTTGTTCTTTTATCTGTTTTTAAGTCATCCAATGGGATACGCTCTTTGTAAATTGCCAAGTGGGCAATATCCAAGAAGAAAGAACCAATAGCGCAAGCGCCAGCAATATTAAAACTGATTTCTCTAATTGTATCACACAAAACTGAAATATATGTGCTAATTCTTTTTGCTGGAGATGAATGAACTTGGCCGAACTTTCTTCCAATTAAAACTAATTTGGAAGCGTCAATACAATAGCAGTATGGAATAGCAATCTTTGTACTATCGTTTAATGCCAATGATAAGTCATACATTGAAGCACAGCATTTCTTTGCTTCTTCTTTTCCATATAATTCTTTTAATGTTTGATACAAATAATCATATCCTGCTACCTTTTTATATGGCAAAAATGCTTCACCACAAATACCTTCCATGTTGATAGAAGTTTTGTTAGCATTGTCATCAACTGAAATGTTATTCACATTCTTTTCATTACCAAATGTCAATTTAGAAATGATGGAAATTGGATCAAAATGTTCTGCGGACATACCATGGATAGATAAAATATCATGAACTTTTTGTTTTAATTCTTCTTTATCTGTAATTCCATATTTTGATTTCAATGATTTTGCCAAACACTCAGTAATATTTTTAATTGAACGAGTACTATTTGCTTCTGTAATAGAAATATCCAACAATTTATCCATCTCTTCTTGATATGGATTATCCTCTGTTGGATTAAATTTTGGGTAATTAATAGTAATAATTCTTTTATTTTCAGACATTTTTCCTTTTTCCTTTATTAATTAAAAATTATAAATTCCATCATTACTTAAAAGTTGATATTCCCCATTATACAACTTTTGATTAGGAGATGCAAATATAATCTTTGTATCATCCTTCTCAGATGGTCGTGATTGTTCTGCAATGTATCTTCCTGTCTTAATAAACTTGAATCCTGTTACGTTATTTTCTTTAACATAATCCAAATCATAGCCAGTATAAATGCAGACATCATAATCCTTGAGTTTTGATAAGAGTTCTTTTGTAAACTCTATATTCATTTTTGACAATGGGTCCCCACCTGATAATACAATCTTATTTGTTCTATTTCTCTTGCAAAGGTTTGTCAAATCCTCATATAACTCCTCTACTGAAACAACCTTGGTACCATTGTCATATTCAGGATTTTGAAATAAGGGATTTTGACAACCCTTGCAATTGTGTGTACAACCCATCACAACAACACAAAGACATAACGATTCATTATCTGGGTAATCTATAAAACTTGGTACTATCTTATCTAAAATTATAATTTTTTGGTCCATAATTTTTTGCTCAAAATCTTCGTGTTTAATTCTATTTATTGAAGTTAAAAAAATCTATAACTCGTTGATTTTATTATATTTTTTTATAAGTTATTGATTATTAATGAAACTTTTTTATACAGTCCCTTAAAACCGAGGAAGATAGGACTTCCTTCAATCTTGGATGTAATGGTTTAGGAGGATTATCAATAGAAACCCAGGCATATCCATCGTTTTCTTTATTCAAGTGTGGAATAAATTCCTTTGGTGTTAAAACAAGAACAGAGTGATAAACAAATTTGTTATCCAACGATTCAAATTTGTTAAAGGTTATCCATTTCTTTACCTCTGGCATAAACCCTAATTCTTCAACACATTCACGAGTTAAACCATTTAAAATATCTTCGTGAATATGACATTTACCACCAACAAGTCCAAATCTACCTGGATATGATGATTTTTGACTTCTCAAAACAAATAAAAATCTTCCAGTATTTGTAGCTTTGAACAATGCACCTGCGGCTATTAACTTTGACATACTATTTCTCCATTTATTATAACGCATTATAATATATTTTATTCCGAAAATCAATTTAAATCTTAAGAATAAATAATTTTATATGGATATTAGAGGGTTTTAAATGAATACAAACATTATTGAAGTTAGAAATAAAATTGCTGATAGTATTTTAACACGTCTTGGTGGAAATGAGATGGATATTGAATTAGACCCATCAACAGTTCAAAAATGTATTGACTTGGCATTAGCCAAATTAAAACAAAGAAGTGACGCTTGTTTAGAAGAATCATTAGTAATGTTAACCCTTCAAAGAAATCAGAAAGAATATATTTTACCAGATGAAATTGAAGAAATAGAAAGAATCTACAGAAAAGGTTATGGAAGACAATATGGTTCATTGGCAGGTCAAAACATGGACCCATTTGCATATTCTTGGACAAATATGTATATGTGTGGGTTGCTAGGTTCATCTAAAGTTGGTGGCTTGGTAACATTTGATTTAAATACCTCATATCTTAAAACAGCTGGTAAAATGTTTGGTATGTATATGAATTATTCATTTAACCCAAATACCCATAAACTCGTATTAGTTGAAAACCCAAGAAGTGATAATGAAATCATTTTGTTACATTCTTATGTCATGAGACCAGATTATATGATTTTACAAGACAAATCATCTGGATTATGGTGTGAAAACTGGGCTTTGGCTGAAGCAAAAGAAATCTTAGGTCAATTAAGGGAAAGATTCTCTAGTGGTTTACCTTCACCAATGGCTGGTTCTACAACCCAAAATGGTGCTCAATTAAAAGCTGAAGCAAAAGCTGAAAAAGAACTTCTTGAAAAAGAACTTAATCACTTCGTTCCAGGTGGTTATGTTCCAGGGATTTTTTCAGGTTAATTTGAAAATAAAATCTCTTTATTATTCAATAACTTATAAAATTACTAATTTAAATAATCTAATTAAATCAATAACTTATATAAAGAACTTAAAGTGTTACTAGCGATCTATTGATCGATCTTTTGATCTAAAGATCTTTAAGATCAGATCTATCTACTACGTAGATAGATCGTGATATTTTCGCACCTGTTCGGTGCGAAAATAATTTTTTAAATTTCTCTTGACAAATGACTAAAAAAATGATATAATTAACTAGTAAATAAGGAAAGGAATGACCAATGACATATACAAAGCAAGAAGTATCGAAGTTATTAACTGAAGGCAAATACAAAGTTACATTTACTAAAGTAGATGGAAGTAAAAGGGAAATGAAATGTACTTTACTCCCAGAAGTATTAAAGCCATATATTGAGGAAATTGAAGCCAGAAAAAAGCAATTACTGGAAGAAGGGAAAGAAGTAATTCAACGCCCAGAAAATCCAAATGTTCTTTCTGTAATTGATTTAGAGAAAAACGCATGGCGTTCATTTAAATTAGATACAGTCATTTCTGTAGAAGAAATTAAGGAGTAATAATGGATTTAGAATTATTTGATGAAGGACAATATATCCGTGTTTTACCACGACCAATGTGGGAATTTACATCTGATTTTAATGGTAATGAGGTATTAACTAGGTTAGAAAGAGTTATTCGTACCTGTTATAAGTCAGAAGATAAGATTGCAGAGGGTTCTGCTGAAAGAATGGTTAGAAATATTATAACCTCTGGCCATACTGCTATGCTTGAACATGAAAATGTAACAATTCGCATTATTTGCTCACGTGGTATGTCCCATGAATTAGTTCGCCATCGCCACTGTGGATTTGCTCAAGAATCTTCACGTTATTGCTCATATAATAAAGATAAATTTGGTAATAAAATCACAGTTATTAAGCCAGTAAACATTGAAAAAAATACACCAGAATATGATTTATGGAAGCAAGCTATGGAAAATGCTGGTAAATCATACTTTGACTTAAAGAATTTGGGTGTCAAGAATGATATGGCAAGAGGTGTATTACCAACTGATTTAAAAACAGAAATTGTTGTAACTGCATCGTTACGTGAATGGAGGTCCATCTTTGAATTAAGATGTGATAAGGCAGCCCATCCAGAAATCAGATTATTAATGTGTGGTTTATTACATGGGTTATCACAAAAAATTCCTGTAATATTTGATGATTTAGTTGAAAAATACTTAGAAAAAGTAGAAAATTAAAAAATCTTGACAAAAATAAAAATCCTCTTGACAAAGAGGATTTTTTATGATATAATGTATTCATACAAAGAAAGGTAGTAATATGACAAGAACATTAAAAGAATATATTAAAGATAAGTTTATTTTGAGTAATTATCAAAAAACTATTTTGAATAAAGATAATGAAGTTATTAAGATGTTTATTGATGTTGCTTCAACTTTTGGATACTCAACACCAAAAGTAAAGACATTTAGTACATATTATTATAATGGAATTAATGATTCCTCTGGATTATATTTTTATGACCAGATGATTGATGGCAAATCAGTACGGTTGGCATATCTTGATTATGTTTCATATGATAAGATTACCGATGAAAACGTCAAAAAGAATATTAGTGATAAGTATGGCATCACATTATACACTGATGTTAATGGTAAAATCTTTTATATGGATTGGTCTCGTAAACAACTTTTTGATGCAAAATATGAATATATTAAAACGGAGGATAAAAGGAAGCAATATGATGACTATGTTGCTAAATTAAAGGAAAAAGAAAAGAAAAATGAAGCCAATACTACAGATAAAGTTGAGTATGCATTTATTGGTGAATTGTTACTAAAAAAGTTTTATTATGGCACCGATAGAAAATTTTATGTCAGTGAAAATAATGCTCCTAAAACTGTCATAAATGACGCTACAACAGATTTTGGATATTGCCAGCATCTTTTATCCAAAATTGTAGCAAATGCATAAAAACTAATTTGAGGCATTTCTAGGAATATGGTAATATAATACCACATTATTATGGTGTGGTATTATATTTTTTATGATAAATAATTTCTGGTGTATATCTGTTATACCCGTTATTGCTGATTTATGAGCAGTTTTTAATGTATCAAAAAGTTTTTTGTATTAAAAAAGTGAAATTATAAAAATCTTGAAAATCTCGTATATAAATAACTTCGTTCTATAGACGAAGATAAATTAATTTTAACTTAATATTAAGGAGAAAAAGATTATGACAATGAATAGTATTATGGGAAAACCATTAAAGCACTATGCTACAGATAAAAATACCCATGCCAGATATTTTATGTTGGTTATGGAAAATGATACAAATAAAAATACTTGTTCCGTAGTTGATATGGATGCTATGACCTCAGAAATGAGAGCAGAATTAACAGAAACAATTAACAGTGATGAATGTCAACGAGTTGTTGACCCATACAAAGTTTTGGATACAAAATTCTTTATGGATTATCCAAAGCAAACAATGTTGGCTGTTTTGAGAGCAATGCACTTGATTAAAGTTGTTGATTCTGATAACGTCTTGGTTCAACTTCCAGGCGACCAAGTTCAAACCCCAAAACAAATTATGGAAGGAATTAGAGAATACAATGCTAAACATAAGCAAGCAAGTAATCAAGTTGCTATGGTATCAGAAAATGTTGAAGAAACAAGAAAGTTAGAGGAACAAAATGCTCAAGACATTAAGGACTTGAAGGAAGAAGTTGCCTCGCTGACATCTTCAGTATCAGCATTGGTTGAAGCTCTAAAAGCTAAAAAGAAGTAATTAAACGGTTACTATCAAAAAAAGGAGAGGCAAAAACCTCTCCTTTATTTTTATTTTATTTTTATTATGTCAAATCAACACCAGAGCATACGACATCAATTGTTGTGCTTGCTGGACTATTATGAATTGTAACTTTCATAGCATCTTGTGGTCTTAATGTTATTGTTTTTTCAATATAAAATGATGAATTTGGTAAAACATTAACTGCTTTAGCAATATAATATTCTTGAGATGTCATAGAATCATAAACACTAATACTTGCAACAATACCATTAGCTTCTGGATTACTATCTATACTGGTTACATTTGATTTGGTTAAATAAATTGAGTGAATTTGTGATGTTGAACTTGCAACTCTTTGACCTGAAGAAGCATTTACACCTGTTTCACTTAATGATTGTAATGATGTGCCTTGTGTAGGAACAATAGTAAACTTTCTATTTGCTGCACAAGCTGCGGATACCAAATAATTATTAAATTTTTCTGCCATTTTATTATTTCCTTAAATATTAATCTACTGTATAATGATATTTATTTAGAGATAACTGAGTAAATATAAATTTTGACAAAACATAAAAACTAGTGTATAATACCATTACAATGAAGCTGCAGATTATTTATAGAGATTATGTTAAATGCCAAGTTATAGGTCTTACTCCAGAGGATAGAAGTAAGGCATATAACCATTTTTCCGTATTCATTCCAACCGCTAGATATATGCCTAGCTATAAAATTGGGGCATTTGACGGATATAAAAGATATTTTACTCTAACTGGACTATTTTTTACTAATCTTTTACCAGAACTTTATTCAATACTTGATATGAGTAAGTATGAAGTGGAAGAAGCATGGGCAGAAGG